CATCTTTTTTAATGGACTCCGTAAAAAAGAGGTAAAATCCTCTCAATTGATTTAAAAGGAGAAAAGGTCATGACCACATCTAGGGGAATGCTTCCAACAGGAGCTGGGTTTTCTCGTGCATCTACCGAGCGTCTTCAAGACGAGATGAAAACTGCAGAGGAATTGCTACCTGAAGTTCCTTCTGAATTTAAAAATCAAAAGAAGGCAAGAATGCTCTGGGAAGAGCTTATGAGTTTGCGTTCAGTCACTGAATGGAACGAGGGTGGTCGCAATGATTATGAATCTGCAAAAGGTTTAGTAAATTGTTGGTTGATGGTTGATGACTTAAATGAAAGCATAGCAAAAGAAGGTTATCAGATTACAACGAACAGAGGTGAATTAAAATCAAATCCAGATTTAGCGACACTTGACTCAGCTACAAATAGAATGTTAAAACTTTCAAGAGCATTGCGTCTTGGTGGTGGGGTTGGCTCAGATCTTGATGATTTACAAAATGTGCGCAGAGCGGAAGTTGTAGCGAAGCGAACAGTCTCTAAGGCAAAATTGGCGGACACCAATATAAATTTATTAAGTTGATACAGATATGACAGAGATCTGGAGAGACGAACAAGGCAGAAGCAGAGCCGACAGAGTCATCCAATTTATTGAAACTTATTGCCTTGTTCCTGAAGGTGCTTTAGTCGGCACAACTTTAGTTCTTTCCCAATTCCAAAAAGATTTCATTCGTGAAGTTTATGACAATCCAAATGTCACTCGTCGTGGCATATTGTCTATGGCAAGAAAGAATGGCAAGACAGCTTTGATTGCTGCTCTGGTATTAGCTCACATTATTGGTCCAGAAGCAAAACAAAACTCACAGATTGTATCAGGTGCGTTATCACGTGACCAAGCTGCACTTGTATTTAACTTAGCATCAAAGATGATTCAGCTCTCACCAGTGCTTTCTGGTCTTGCTAGAATTATCCCATCAGGCAAAAGAATCATCGGTCTGCGCAAGAATGTAGAATATAAAGCACTTGCTAAAGATGGTGGTACAGCTCAAGGTCTTTCTCCGATTCTAGTTATCCTTGACGAGACTGGCCAGATCGTTGGACCTAATGACGACTTCGTTGATGCACTCACAACTTCTCAAGGTGCTCATGAAAGTCCACTTTTAATATGTATCAGCACGCAAGCTCCGAGTGATGGTGATTTACTTTCTATTTGGATTGATGATGCTGTGCGTTCCGCTGATCCTCACATCGTTTGTCATCTTTATACAGCTGACAAAGATTGTTCTGTGGATGATCCGCAAGCTTGGAATGCTGCAAATCCAGCATTAAATATATTCCGCTCGCTAAAAGACGTAGAAGAGCAAGCCAAGCAAGCAAAGAGATTACCAACTGCAGAAAATACTTTCCGCAATTTAATTTTAAATCAGCGAATATCTTTAGAGAGTTTGTTCATGGCTCCTAGTGTCTGGAAGGAAAATGGTGGCGAGCCAGACATTGAAGTGTTTATGAACAATCCTGTTCACCTTGGTCTTGACTTGTCTGCCAAGACTGACTTAACATCTGCAGTCATTTGTGCAGCAGATGAGTCTGGTATCATTCATACAATTCCGTATACATTTACTCCAATGGCAGGTCTTGAAGAGCGAAGCAAAAGAGACCGAGCACCTTATGAACAGTGGGTCAAAGAGGGGAAGCTCATCGCTCTTCCTGGGTCAGTGATAGATTACACAATGGTTGCAGAGTATTTAAAAGCTGAATTGGTGGGGATGGATATAGCATTTTTACACTTTGATAGATGGAGAATAGATCTGTTTAAGAAGGAATGTGAAGAGATTGGATTTGCTATGGACGCTGAATGGATGCCTGTTGGTCAGGGTTTTAAAGATTTCTCACCAAGACTAGAAATGTTTGAAAGTCTATCACTTCAACAAAAGATTCGTCATGGTAATCACCCATTATTAACAATGGCAGCAGCAAATGCGATTGCTGTTTCTGATCCTGCTGGTAACAGAAAACTCGTAAAGAATAAGAGCTCTGCTAGGATCGATCCGATGGTTGCGATGAGTATGGCTGTTTATGGTGCAGCTGCAAATAGTCTTGATGAATCTACTTATGAATCTAGAGGTCTTTTAATTTTTTAAATTATCAGGCATAATAAACCAAACAATCTATTGGAGCTTTTATGCCACTTCCAAAACCAAGTGAATACGACAATGAAACTACATTCATGTCAGCTTGTATCTCTGCCCAAGATGGCGAAGATTTATCTATGGATCAAAAAGTTGCTATCTGTTACGGAACATGGGAAGGTAAAGCAGAGTCTGAATCTGAAGGTGAAATGGAATCTGAATCTGGTTTAAAACCTCAAGAGACGAAAACAGCTCACACAACAGGTTATCAAAGTGAAAAATCTGCAACGACTTTTATCATGTCTAATGCTTCTGTGGATCGTATGGGTGATACTATCGATCCTATGGGATGGGATTTAAATAATTTTAAAAAGAATCCAATTGCTTTATTTAATCACAATTATGATTTGATTATCGGCAAATGGAATAACATCCGTGTTGAAGGTAATAACCTTATGGGTGATCTTGAGCTTGCTGAAGCTGGCACAAGCGAACTCGTTGATACTGTCCGCTCTTTAGTTGAGCAAAGAATTCTTAGTGCTGTTTCCGTTGGCTTTGCTGCCACTGAATATGACTTTGGTGAATCAGGAATTGATTTTAAGAAACAAGAGTTAATGGAATGCTCACTTGTTTCAGTTCCTGCTAACCCGCAAGCACTCGCTGTCGCACGTTCATTCGGATGCGACTTTAAAAAGATTTTCACTCCTGATTCGATATTAGAAGTGGAAAAGGATGGGGAGACTCCCGTCGAAAAGCAATCGTTCCCACTCCGTAACAAATTGAAGTTGTTCCATTTTCAAAGGAAAATAAAATGAAATTATCTACTGTAATTAAAGGTATGCAAGAAAATCGTGCCGAGCTTTTAACTAAAGCTGCAGCACTTGCTGAAATCGAAACTCCAACTGCTGAGCAATCAGCTGAGTTCGACACTGTACTAGCTGACATCGAAAAGATGGACAGTGAAATCCAGAAGAAAGTTAAAGCTGAAGAGCTATTGGCTAAATCTGCAAAACCAGTTGATCAAGTTGTAACTGCAACTAAATCAATCACAGTTTCAGACAACTCTAAGATCTCTCCAATGGTTCGTGCTGCAATCGCTAAAGCTGTTGCTCCTGCTGTTGGTATGTCAGCTATGGATTACGCTGAAAAGCGTTGGGGTGACAATCAGCTAATTAAGTCAGCTGTTGCTGTTGGTACTACAACTGGTGCAACTTTTGCTGCTGATTTGGTTGCTGCAAACGTACAGCGTTCTGACTTGTTCGTTGAGTTGCTTCGCCCTATGACTATTCTTGGTCAGATGACTGGTGTTCGTCAGTTTAATTTCGATCAATCTGGTTCAATCAAGATTCCTCGTCAAACTGGTGGCGTTTCTGCAGGGTGGGTTGGTGAAGGTTCCTCTATCTCTGTAAATGCACAAGTGTATGATGACATCACTTTGGCTCCAAAGAAAATCGCTGTTATGATCGGTATCACAAATGAGTTGTTGTATCGTGCTGACCCATCAATCGAATCATTGATTCAAGATGACTTGTTAAAAGGTACAGCACAATCTGTTGACACAACATTCTTTACTACAGCTGCAGCTGGTTCTAGCTCACCTGCTGGTATTTTGAATGGTTTGACAGAATTGGCTGGCGGTGGTATCACTGTTGGTACAACTACTCTTCCTGGTATCGTAGCTGCTCTTTCAGCTATGGTTTCTTCAATGCGTGCTGCTAATGCACCGATGGTGAATCCAGTTTGGGTTATGAGCAATGTAATGAAGACTTACTTGCAATTCTTGCGTAACTCTTTAGAACAGCCAATGTTCCCAGAGATCTCAATCAACAATAGCTTGTTCGGTTTCCCAATTGTCGCTTCTAATAACGTAACATCAGGTGCAACAGGTTTCTATGCATTGATGGACGCTAACCAAGTGTTGATGGGTCAAGATCAGGCTTATGTGATCGACTCTAGTGATGTTGCAGCTTATCAGACTGACAATGCTCCAGCAACTCCTCCAACTCCAATGCAGTCTGCTTTCCAGCAAGATTTGCGTGTGTTCCGCATTCGTGGTCGCATGGATTGGGCGAAGCGTTATAGCAATGCAGCGTTTGGTTCATTCGCTGATTTCATCACAGCTTAATAGTGTGAGAGTGTTTCCCTTCACCGAGGTAAAACTTGGTGAAGGGATTTTTTAAAGGGATCATATGTTTGTAAAATTATTGGTGCCATATAAAACTTGGGCTCCAGGCTCTGTTGTAAAACAAGATGCCTTTCCTCAAGATGTTTTAAAAGATTTAGTATTTTCAGGTGGTGCTCAAGTTCTTGGTGATGATGGTTATAAAACGAGAATGATGCAAGCTGAAAAGACAACAGAATTAAAAGCTGAAAAAACTAGCAAGAAATCTAAACAAAAAGACGTAGAACAAGATTCGGAGTAATAGGATGAAAGTCCCTTTGTTATCAAGCATTGCGACGACCGTAAAGGGATTTTTCTCCCCGACTGTTTATGCACCTTTAGAAAATGAGGGTGAGCCAGGATGGTTTCAGCGAGATCTCGTTGGTGGTTATGTTGGAAGTGAATTAGCTTTCTCTGCGGTTTATAGCTGCATCGAGTTGGTTTCTGGCCATATCGCCATGATGCCTATTCAACATTGGAAAGTTGGACCAGATCAGAGCAATGGTCAAATGACTAGCTCTCGTGTGGTTAGTGTTTTAAATGATCCAAATTCATTCTCTACAAGATTTGACTTAATTAAGCGTCTTGTGAGTGATTGTTTGCAATATGGAAATGGATATTTATTAGCGATCCGCAATGGTCGTGGTGAAGTTGTTGAGCTTATTAGGCCAATGGCAAGAGCTGTTGCACCACTCGTTACTGAAAGTGGCGAGATTTTCTACAGCATCGCATTAACTGAAGTTGATGGTGTACCTGCTGAAACAATTATCGCTCCAGAGCGTGATGTTCTTAATTTAAGAATGCAGACTTTACCATTTAACCCATTGCGTGGATTATCACCTATTGCTGCAAGTGCTTCAGCTACAAGTTTAGGCAGAAGCATTATCAATCAGTCAGCTGCATTCTTCCATAATCAAGCAAAACCAGCAGGTGTTTTGCAAACCGATGGTAAATTAAGCGATGCAGCAGCAATGAAGATTAAAGAAAGATGGAACTCTTTATTTTCTCAAGGAGGAGCTGGTAAAACAGCTGTTTTAGAAGAGGGAATGAAATGGCAACCACTTACTATGTCCGCTGTAGATGCAGCCCTAGTAGACCAATTAAAGATGTCTGTTGAAGATGTAGCAAGAGCATTTAGAGTTCCGACAACATTATTGGCTTATGACCAGCATGCTTGGAAATCTGTTGAATCACTATATCGTCAATATTTAACATCAGCTCTTGCTCCAGTTATGACTGCACTTGAATTGCAGCTTGGTAAGTTATTCGGTTTAAATGCTGATAAAGAGAAAATTGAGTTTGATGAATCTGCTCTATTGCGTGCTGAATTTGAAATTCGTATGCAAGCTCTTTCTAAAGCTGTTCAGGGTGGTGTTTATTCACCTAATGAAGCTCGTCAAATGGAAAATCTACCACCAGTTGAAGGTGGTGATGAGCCATTCTTACAACGTCAGATGGTTCCAGTTTCATTAGCTAATCAATTAGCCACAGCTGATATCGCTGCATCAGCTGCACCTGCTCCTGCAACTCCTACAGAGCCAGATCCGATTGCGGAAGCTATGTATGTTGGACTTTGGGATAAAGAAGTTGATTATAAAAAGAATCAAGTTGTTGCATGGAATGGTTGCTCTTGGGCTTGTACTGAAGATAACATAAAATCATCTCCAGGAACATCACAAGAGTGGAAATTAGTGGCCAAACAAGGTGAAAAAGGTCGTTCTGGTCGTGGAATTAAAAAGATGAAGATTGATAAAAACAATCAAATCGTTGTCGAGTATACAGACGGATCTTCTGAAACATTGAAATTTGAGGTGGAAGAATAATGATCGACGACTTAAAACTTTTGCTTGGCATTGAAGATAGCAATGATCAAAATGATTTGCTTAATTCACTTCTTATTAGTGCTCAACAATATTGTGAAGATTATTTAAAAAGACCAATTTTACAAACTGCTGGTCTTCAGCAAGTTTTTCTTGAATACAGACAAGAAACTCTTGATTTAAATGTTATTCCTGTTGTTTCTATTCAAAGCATCGTAGATACAAGTGGAAATGTAATTGATTCAAATAGCTACAAAGTAATAAATTCTCTTGGTATGATTCGTAGAGTTTGGGGTTACTTTTCTGGTGATATTATTGTTACATATACAGCTGGCTATACGACAATGCCAACATGGGCTTCTAAAGCGATTGTTTATACAGCTGCAGCTCTTTATAATGAAGTTGGTGCTGGTTTACCGACAGATGGAATGGTTAAGTCTGAAGATATTCCTGGTGTCGCTAAGATAACATACGAAACATCTACTGGTTTGACTGGAGATGGTGATTATGGTCCTATTCCAGCGATTGCATTAACTTTCTTAAACAGTCATAGAATTTTCTTGTCAGCATAATGAAAACAAAACAGTTGCAAAATCTTTATGAAAGATTCTTCACAGATCGTGGTGAAACTGTTTCTATTCAGTCTTTGAATCAAACAACAAATCCTCCTAGCTATGAGGAAGTTCTTCCTGCTCGTGCAGTAATCAACGGATATACTCCTCAAGAATTATTATCAGGTGCAATCCCTGAAAATTCAATAAGAGTCTTAATTTTACAAAATGATTTAGGTGATTATCAGATAAAATTAAAGCAAGATCGTATTCTAATTCGTGAAGTTTCATATGTCCCTCAGTCCATTAACAATTTGGTTAGAAGTTCAAGTGGCGTTACATATGCCGTTGAAGTGAGGTGCATCGCATGAGTTCTGGATATGTTCGTACGAGAATTAACACATTTCTTGAAGCTAATTGGACTACAACTGAAATTTATTATGTAGACGATTATGATAGCATTGATTCTATCCCTGCAAATAATACAGATGCTTGGGTTGGAGTTGAATATCCAGGAGCTGTTGAAACAGTAGATTCTATCCCTGCTAATTTTTGGCGTGAAGATGGCGATGTAATAATTCACATCGTAACTCCAAACGGATGGAACAGTTTAAAGCCAATCACTTATGGCGATCAATTGCAGCAAATGTTGCGTGGTCAGCGTTTAGGTGATGTTGTAATCGAAAATGTAAGCCCAGTGACAGATGCCAGTCCGCCAGCTCTGGAGCTTTCTTCATCTTGGCACGGCTGGGCAATTTTAGTAAGATACTATTCAATAAGGAGTTAGTCATGAGTTCAAGTAATCTAGTTCGTTTGGCATATATTGCTGAAACCATTTATGGCACGACGCCAGCGAGTGGAGATTTTCAAACTGCCCGATTCACATCTGAGTCGCTTTCTGGTACACCACAAATTGCAGCTTCTGAAGAAATTCAGGCAAGTCGCAAATCAGCTGGTCAAGTGCAAGTTGGCTTAGATGTTGGCGGTGACATCAATACAGAGTTATCTGGTGATTTAGCGATCAAAGATTTTCTTCGTGCAGGCATGATGCAATCAGCATGGACAGCAGTTGTAACATTTACAGGTTCATTAACTGTAACAGCTATTGGCAAAACAATTGCTGGTGTTACAAATGCTTCAAGTTTTTCTGTTGGAGATCTAGTTATTCTTTCTAATTTTACAGATGTAAGAAATAATGGCACAGCATACATTACAAATATCGCTGGTACAACTATTACTGTTTCTAAAGAAACAATTGCTAGTGAAACTGATGCTTCTGCAACTATCACTCGTCCACTTCGTGTTCAAGTTGGTACAACTGCTCAATCTTTCAGTATCGAAAAAGATTTTACAGACTTAACAGACAAGAGTATTTCATATCGTGGTATGCTTGTAAATTCTTTTGCTTTAAATTTTGAATACGGCTCAATTGCAAATTCAGTTTTTAGCTTCATGGGTAATGGTTATGAAACACCAACAATTCCTATGACTGATGGTCGCACTATTCTTGCAGCTGGTACTGATCAACCATTAAATGCTTCTTCTGATATTGGTACTGTTTTTGTTGAAGGTGCTCCTGCAACATTCTGTATTCAGAATTTGAATTTGACTATTTCAAACGGAATGACTCCAAGTGTTTGTTTGGGTGAGTTAGCTCCTCAGAACTATTCATTAGGAACTGCTGCTGTTGAAATCTCTGGTTCAGCTTATTTGGCTGATTCAGATTGGTCATTAATGGCTAAAAAGATTTCTCAAGCACCTGTTATGATTGGTTACACAGCGATTAATGATAATGGTGGTATTGGTGTTGTGGTTCATGGTGCTCAGTTGAGCTTCCCTGATCCTTCATCAGCTGGTATGGATCAACAAGTAAGTATCGCATTTACAGGTTCAGCTAAGTCAGTGACATCTGGTTATTTGGATATCTACTGGATCTAAAATCTTTGGGTGCGGAGCGATTTATTCGTAAACGGCTTTCTCTCTGTCAGCTTAATCCGCACCCACCAATTCGACAGAGAGGACGGAGAGAGAAATGAGTTTAGATAAATACAAATTACCATTGTGCTTGACTGAGGGTGTTTTAATTACACTTGACGATGCACCTGAAGTTAAGATTACAGTGGCGATGCCGATTTCTTCAAATAGGAAGTTCGCATTTGGTTGGGCTAAGAGATTACCGATGACGCAAGACGGAAAATTTGAAGCAAATCCATTTGATGTTATGGAAGCTCAAAGAACTGAATTGATTGAATCCTGCATTTTGAAATTAGAAGGTGTTGATAATCCAGAAACATTTTTTAAAGATTATCCTCTTGTTATTGAAGAGCTTTGGTCTAAAGTTCAAGAGTTGCTTCCAACTTATGAGCGAAGACTGGAGGATGAAGCAAAAAACTAATATCCGCTCTACAATGGTTTTTACAGTGGAGCGGTAAAGAGAAGTTCTATGGTGTTTTAGAGCAGCAAGGGAAAATAAAAGAAGAACACAAAAAACCTAAATTGTCTTCTGGTGAAGAATTAGTTTTGAGTGTATTTTTCGACCTTTCTAATTCTAGACAGATGGGCATGGCAATTGGTCACATACCAATTAATGTTATATGGGGTGCGATTGAAAGATACAAATTCCCAGAAACAGTAATGGAAGTGATAAAACAGTTAGATAGTAAATTTGTGGAGTATCATGCAAAATCAAATTGAATTCCGTAGTAAGAATGGCAAGTTAATTGCCAGCGGAGTTCAAGTGCCTGCTGCTTTTCTTGAATATGGTGCTCGTGGTATCAGAGCTTATGCTTATAGCATAGGCTCTGATATTGCAGCTAAACAAGAAGCAAAAGGAAACATGATTTCTGCATTTTATGTAGATGGATATAAATCTAGAAATCCAGAACAAATGAAAAGAAATTTGACATGGGAGTTCGGAGCTTCTAATGTCATGAAAAAAGCCATAGAGGAAGCATTAGACATGGCTAAGAGCTTGTCTCTTTCTTTGGCAAGGCAACCTACAGGGGAAATGTCAAACTCTTGGG